CTCATCTAACGCCGACTGCTTCCAGACGGCCGAAGCCCTCACGAAGCCAACCGCCTTCGCCCCGGACTTAGTAGACCAGAACGGAGTCGAGTTAAGGGTAAATCCACGCGAATGGATCAAGGTTTTCCCTTTACTCAGCGTCAGACCCCCCTTCGCTACATTACGCTCCCAACAAGCTAACTCGTCAGGCGTCGCACGAAAAACGATATCGTCGCCATTAATACGGACTGGTACCTGTCTACGTATTGAATACCGAAACGTAATGTAGTTTATAAGGCACAAAAGGGGAAAGGAGGTAAGTTGTCCCATGAGTTGCCCCCGAGCTTGCACCCGGGTCACGCCGTCTACAGACAGTTCGGACCTGTAGATCGACAACGCGTGATCGCGAATTCCCACTGGAACTGTCGAAGCACGATCAAGCAACTCAGCCATGACTGCCACCTGGAGACCGGTATTAAGATTGTCAGTGGCGTTTTCGTAATCACCACTCACGAAGACTTCACCTTCAACCGGAGTGAAGTCTTTAAACCGACTAGGCTTCGCGTCTCCACGCAACAACCACGGAAAACGGGACAGGCGAGAGTAGATAGCCTTGTGGAGAGGGCGAAGGGCATTATCGACCCGAGGCGGAACCGATATCACCCTCCACTTTCCACCCGTCAACACGGCTTCTACTCTAGAAACCCCTCGGGTGCGAGGAGCAACAGCAGACAAAACATAGTTGAGAAACTCAGCCCTATGTTCCCTTACCATCGCATCCACACCTCTGCACCCTCCTCCCCGCCGCCCCACCTCAGAACAAGAGGTGCGGGGTAGGGAACTTGTGAGGCACGCATCTTGATAAGACCTGTCCCATCCAAACGGGAACAGACGCCGGACCTCCTGCAACGCGAAATCCAAAAACGCAGGGTCCGGTGGCTCCTGAGCCTGAGCCATCTTATCAACATACGACCTCACCAGAGGCTTCTCCTGTGGTATCACCTTCCGAAAAAGAAAAAGGGAGTGAGCCAAACCCAGACGAGCTTGACTCGAGAGAGAACGAACACGATCTCTCCAAGGATGTCCACCGTCTCCCTCAAGCAGTCCAGTAACAAACTGCTTAAGTTGTCCGTTTTCGGTGAGTGCAGGGCGAGGCAAGGAGACTCCATACAGAGACTCCAGCAACCCCACAAAACACTCAAACCGATCGAAGACGGATGGTGCTTGTGAACCTGTGAAACTACGAGAGATTTCACACACAGGTACCCGCATTGTCG